CGTATTATTTGACCGAGAAATAAAATATTCAGTAATATTAGATGATGTTATTTCTTACTGCGTACTTCTGGATACCGAAGTACGGTATGAATCTATTATTGATAGACATATAACCTCAGAATTCTGCGTAAGATTAGATCCAGAAATAAAATATATTGGTAAGTTAGATTTATTATAAATACACTATAACTTCATAAGAGATTGCCCATGTCATTATCATCAAGAGAAGATTTAAAACAGTATTGTCTACGAGCATTGGGAAGTCCTGTGGTTGAAATAAATGTAGATGATGATCAATTAGAAGACAGAATTGATGAGGCATTAGAATATTGGAGACTATATCACCCTGAAGGTATAGAACAGCTATATGCCAAATATATGATTACTGCCTCCACTTTAACATTAACTACCGGAAATGCGGCTTCTTTTATAGTAGGAGATAGAATTACAGGATCGACTTCACATGCTGTTGCTACAGTTGTAAAAGAACCTGTTAGGGCCTCCTCAGGAAATACATTATTAATTGCTAACACTGTCGGTACCTTTCTAGCCGGAGAGGTTATTACTGGTTCTACTTCTTTAGTATCCGCTACATTAGCAACTAATCCTTATTTTGCTGGTATATACGATAATAGATATATCACTCTCCCCGATTTAATGTATGGTGTTACTAGAGTTATTCCTATGGCTCAGGCATCGTCTTCCAAGAATATGTTTGACCTACAGTATCAATTGAGACTTCATGATTTATATGATGTTACCTCAACATCAATGATTTATTACAAGACCGTTATGCAGCATCTTGATATGATTGATTTTGAATTAAATGCCAAACCAAATATAAGATTCAATAGATTTACAAATCAATTACACCTCGACATCACATGGAAAATTGATACTACTATAGGTGATTTTATTATGGTAGATGGTTATGGTGCTTTAGACCCAGCATCGTATCCTAGAATGTGGAATGAAATATGGCTGAAACATTACACTACTGCCGTATTTAAAAAACAATGGGGAACTAACCTCAAGAAGTTTGGTGGGTTACAATTACCTGGAGGCGTTACGCTTGATGGTCAAGGAATATACGATGAAGCTATGAATGAAATAAAAGACCTAGAGGACGAACTATTGACTAAATCGGGTGTATTAGACTGGTTTATGGGATAATTATGATTAATACAGTTAATCCTTATTTTACTCAAGGCACTTCTAACGAGCAATTAACAATAGAAGATATCATTATTGAATCTATGAAAATCTACGGGCATGAGGTCTATTATATCCCTAGAACACTCATGTCTAAAGACGAGATATTAGGAGAGGATAGATTATCAAAATTTGAAAACGCGTTTCCTATTGAAATGTATTTTGAGAATATTGACAATTTTGAGGGTGGTGGTTTCATGATTCAGAAGTTTGGATTGATGGTAGAACAATCAGCCACTTTATCGGTTGCTAGAAGACGCTGGAATCAATTGGTAGGAATTAATAATAAAACTATATTGCCTGATAGACCGTGTGAGGGAGATTTGATTTATTTCCCGTTGTCTAAAGGTCTATTTGAAATAAAATTTGTTCAGCATCAGGATCCGTTCTATCAATTAGGTAAACTCTATGTTTATAAACTTCAAGTAGAATTGTTCCAATATGCCTCAGAAAGAATTGAAACAGGTCTTGAGGAAGTAGATATTTTTGAATCTTTAAAAACATTCTCTACTGATATCGCTGATAGTGCTTACGGTACAGTCACTTCTATTAATGTTACTAATCAAGGTTCAGGCTATACAATTGCTCCTACGGTGTCTATAATTAGCAATCCAGGAGAAGGTTCAGGAGCTACAGCTATCGCTATATTAGGAACAGGAACTACAGTAAATAAGGTTATAAGAATTGATGTGACCTATGGTGGCACAGGTTATACAGCAATACCATCTATTCAAATTGTAGGAACAGGTACTTTAGCCTCAGGTACTGCTATAGTGAATGTTGATATTGATAAAATAGATTCCTATGGTGATAATAATACGCTTCAAGATAAGGCATCAACTATTATTCTTGCTACAAATAATATTTTTGGAGATCCTTTATAATGTTAAATCAATCTCCGTATTATCATGGTATCATAAAAAAGACAATTACCGCATTTGGGGCTTTATTTTCTGATATTAAAATAGAACGCAGGCAAACAGATTCCGTTACAGGCACAGTAATACAAACATTACAAATACCGTTGGCATATGCTCCTAAGGAAAAGTGGTTAGTTCGTATTGATTCCGACCCAACATTAGAGAATCATACATATACATCATTACCTAGATTGTCTTTTGAAATTACAAACTATAGTTATGATTCCGTAAGGAAGACTAATAGAATGCAAAAAATAACTTGTGGGTCAGGTGAATCTACTAATGGTTCTATGCAATCGCCCATACCTTATAATGTAGATATTTCCTTGTATGTCTTGACAAAAACCCAAGAGGATGCGTTACAAATAATAGAGCAGATATTGCCTATATTCACTCCGGAATACACATTATCAATTAATGCTATTCCAAGTATGAATGTTATTCAAGATGTTCCTGTTATTTTGAACAGCATATCGGTACAAGATGATTATGATGGAGATTTTCAAACTAGGAGATTTGTCACTCATACACTCAATTTTACATTAAAAATTAATTTGTTTGGTCCTGTTTCTACTCGTAAGGTTATTACTAAGGTATTCGCTAACATAAACGATAGTGATTCCTTAGGACCTTATGCGGAATATAATGCTATAGGTGATACAACAACTAACACAGTAACAAGTGAAAGTTGGTTAGAAGATTTATAGACAATGCAATCATTTTCATAGTCTACATAGTCATTATACACTCTTGTCAAGCAAAGTCAAGAGAAATATCAATTAAATATAAAAATAAGTGAGATTTTTGTAATGGGATTATTTTATAACAATAACGCTAATCTTAAGGCTATAGGCGTATCTGTTCAATACACACCTGAGCAGATACAAGAATATATCAAATGTAAAGATGATCCTATATATTTTATAGAAAAATATTGTAAGATTGTTTCATTAGACTTGGGATTGATACCTTTTATATTATTTGAGTATCAAAAACGATTTATCAACGCTATACACGATAATAATCGCGTGATATCAATGCAACCTAGACAAAGCGGTAAAACGCAAGTGGTTGCCGCTTACATTCTTCATTATAGTATTTTCAACTCTAGCAAAACTGTGGCTATCCTAGCTAATAAAGCTAATGCCGCTAGGGAGATTATGTCTCGTTATCAAAATATGTTTGAAAGTTTACCTGTATTTCTTCAGCAAGGTGTAAAAACATATAATAAAGGTGATGTTGAATTGGAGAATGGTTCTAAGGTTTTCACTGGTTCAACCTCATCGTCTGGTATTCGTGGCAGATCGGTAAACTTCTTATATGTTGATGAGGTTTCAATAATTCCAAACTCTGTAGCAGATGCTTTTTTCACAGCAACATATCCAACTATATCTGCGGGTAAAACATCAAAAATTGTTTTAACCTCAACTCCTTTAGGATATAATCACTTCTTTAGATTTTGGGATGAGGCTGAAAGAAATATAAATGGATTTATACCTATTAGAGTTAATTACAGCGAACACCCTGATAGGGACGAAGAATGGGCAAATCAACAGCGAGAACTTTTAGGAGAAGTAAAGTTTTCTCAGGAGATTTTATGTTCGTTTATAGGTAGTAGTTATTCACTTATTCCAGGAGATCATTTAGCTAAATTATCAGCCTCAACTCCGCTTTATACAAATGAAAATTTAGATGTATTTGAAAGACCTACTAAAGGTCGTACTTATGTAATGACTGTTGATATTGCTAAAGGTATAGGTGGAGATTATTCTATTATTCAGGTATTAGATATATCAGATTTACCGTATAGACAAGTTGCTAAATACAGAAATAATACTATTGCTCCTTTGTTATTTCCTAATATCATATATAAAATAGGAAGGGAATTTAATAATGCGTATGTTTTGATTGAAATAAATGTATCGGAACAGGTTCCACATATTCTCCATTATGAACTTG